CTTCCCAGCCGCTGCTGATGACTCAACCATACCTGATAGGCGAGCTAGTCATCTATCCCACCGTGCATATGATCCACACAGCCACAGTTTCACTCACGCCGCCCACTCTGCTGCAATAACTGACTTCCTGCGGCCCGTCTCACTTAGTGCCCAACGTGCATGGGCGTCATCCTCCATAAGCACACTCCAAGAATGGCTGCTCCGCTTCCCCGCATTCGGCGCTTCCGGTAGTGCTGGATCACACTCCGGTGATGAGTTCGGCCTTGCCTCATCCGCTTCCAAACGCCTGTGGCTAAGCAACCAGACGCCCAGCTCCATTGCTGACGTGCTCTACAACGCCCCGCCCGGCATGTTCACAGACACTGTAGTCAAACGAGAAGCAGGCAAACTCCGCCAACTGCTCCCAGGCCCCCGAAACCAGTGGCTCATGGAGAGCCTGCTCATAAATGAGGTCGAGAGCAAGATATTCCGGAACTTTGAAACCATATCACTCGAGAAGGGAGCTTCCGCAACGTTACGACAGCTACAATCCCGTAGGGCTGGGATGATGCGCGGCCTCTCCGTCGCCTGCAGCGACTGGAAAGACTTTAACATTACACATGCGTATGATGACATGATCAAGTACTTTAGCACACTGCGAGATGCTGTGCAATCATCCGTGTCCGCTGCACCTGGCTTCTATGGATCCACCTCAAAGCGGGAATTCTACACTGCTGCTGCTGACTGGTGCATGGCAAGCCTTTCATCCGTGTATGCCACCAATGCTGCATCAGATGACGACACCATGTATAAGCTCTTCCGTGGGTTGTGGAGTGGCTGGAGAACCACGCAATTCTTCAACATGTCCTTCAACGTTGCATATTCAGGCACATTCTCCTCTGCTATGACCGACTTCTTCGGTGGCAATCTTCCTATGCTGCTGCACAATACTGGTGATGATGGATTTACACTATTCGCCAAAGGCATTGATGCCCTCCGCTGGATAGCACTCAACACCTGGGAAGGCCATGAGATCAATGATGGGAAACAGCTTGCTGACGCTGAGTATGGTGAATACCTCCGCGTTGAATACTTCAGGAACGGAGGCACCCAAGCCTCGCTCATCCGTCGACTCACAGGCCTGCTGTCCTCTGATCTGCAGGGCGACCAATTCAACAACGGGCTCGATAAGGCCCAAGGGCTCAATGAGGCCCTGCACGGATGGATCCGCGCTGGTGCAAACCGCCGCACAGTGGAGCTCATGAGGTACCCGTATTTACAACACTTCACGACTGTGCGTGAAGGGACCTCCTCGGCCACTCCATCCATCAATTTCCTACAAACCGCCAACCACTGTGGTGGCCTTGGCTGCGCTCCCTACGCCGTGGCACCCCACTATACCCACCAGCGCGCTTCCACCTTCTCATCTGCCCTCACTGTTACCCCTGGGCGTGTGCTTGAGCCGTGCACTGTCGGGCCATTCCTCGCAGCGCTCACCACCAAATTCACAGCTGCCGGCCTTAGCATTACCGACTACAGCCGTATTCGTGATGGGCTCATCAAGACGGCCTATGGCTCGGACATGCCAACGGAACAAGCAGCTAACTCCATCTCTGCGCACAACACCAAGCAGATAGAAGGCATTTTGCACGCCAATCGGATCTTCAGCAGCATCAAACTGACCAAGCTGCCTTCTGTCCCAGCACATGTCCTCCGTGAGATCGACAAACTCATCTACAAAGCTATCCACCACCCATCGATGCTCGAAGATGACCTCCCTGGACTTCCGGAAGACCTCAATGCGCTAGCCGACGCAGCACGTGCCACCGCCCTCGGCTTTGCAAATGCTGCTGACACAGTTCTGGCAAGCGCATCTAAGTATGATTCACAGTACGGCACAGTGGATGTTGATGCTTCTGCCCCCGCTTACGTGCTCAGGGTGCTTGCCCCACTCTCAACCACAGCAGCCCTTGCCACACTCGATTCACACCTTGGAGCTGATCTTGCCAACGAGATGCTTGAGCGCAGACTCCACATTCCCACTGCTTCCTTCGGTGTCATCCCCACAGAAATGCGATCACTCACCTACTCTGCTGTCAACTACAGTCTGCAGGTCCTGGCCAGTTGCCAGCCTGCACTCATGAAATCACCTGAATACGTGAACCAATACGCGTATGCTGTTTGCATACACACAGCACACACATTCCTCCGTAACAACAATCTGATACATATGTGAACTCCACATGTTGTTATGCC